AGCGGACTGTCATTGTATTCAATGTTGGTCCAACTTAGTGTGCATTCGGCTAATATCTCTCGAAGTCCTTTTTCGGTCTCACCAACAGGGGTATCTTTACCGCGATATTTAGCGGCAGCTCGAGCAAGGACTCTTTTGGCTACTTGTTGCCATTTCCTTGAGTCCTTCCCCAGAACTTTTATCGTAACTGGTTTTCCATCTTCATCCTCTAACAACTCCTTTGATACAGGATGAATAAGTTCAACTACGATACCCTTTTCCGCAGCTTCTACAAGATCGAATTGCGCTAAATCCATAAGTTACACCTTAAGCGGTAGTAACTGTGGCTCTGGTACGCTCGACCTGAATGGTTCTCTGAACCAACGAATCTGCGCCCCCAGCGACAGTGTTAATAGAAATGATTTTGCCAGTGAAGTAATCATTCGTATCGTCTTGATACGTTACTTCGAAAGCATAATCGTTATCGCTGGTCAGTGCAGCTTGGACAATAACCTGACCCGCATCATCGTCATCACGATTTACTGTGATTGAATCTGCGTCATTGTTAAAAGTGCCTTTAAACTTATCAGTACCACGCTGTGCAATAGGATTGCTTGTAGTGATAGTGTAAGTCTGACCGCCGGGAGTCCAATCAGTAACTTGACCAACAAGGGTAAAAGTCAGAGAAGGGTAGCCGGTGGCTCCATCGTCATCGAAAGTAGAAGGCAGAGTGGCAGAAATGCCAATCGTGCTGTCTACCAATAATTGTGCTGAATCAGGCATAGTATCACCTCGTTATAAAAGCCCTATAGGTTATATCAACAATTATCGTATACCAGCCATCCTCGTTAAATCCGGCTTGGCGTTGTACCCGAGTGATTGTCGCAGATTGTCCAGAATATGTCACGGTGCTACCGATAGGGTAGTAAGCCATAATTTCTTCTGCTTTCGTCTTTGCGGCAATCGCTCCAGTATCTGCGGCATATCTAAGCGTTATGCGAAATATGCCATTTGTTTCGTTTGCGTCCTTCAGAGATAGCGGGCTTATCTCATTCGGCAAATTATTTAGTTCTGCAAAAGCGGTTTGCGCCGTAGGCGTATATGGCAAATTCTGGTAGTCAGTCTCGAGGCCAAAACTGCCATTTATGAACGAGTTAACAAACGCTTGATCTATTTTTAAGCTCATTTGTCGTATTTCCTAGCCGCGCGCCTAACATTCCGCTCTATATTGGCCAATGCTTTGCGCATCATGCCATCTTTTCGCTCATAAACTTCGCAGTAAGGTACGTTGTTTGTTAGGTAAACTATGTTACCAGAAGTAACTTTATTTACCGCTTCTTGTATCGGAGCATTATTGCCAATTTTAGACTCTCTACTGATTTCGCTTGTAATTGGTGAGCCTACATTTGTTTGCCAATTACCCCGCATCCGGCCTGTATCAACTCGCGTTGCATCGATACATTGGCTGAATAACTCAATCTGTATAGCTCGAGTCATTTCATCAAGCTGTTTTGCGGTTTTACCCGCCCATGCGCCTAGCGTAATCTTAGCCATTATCTACGCGCCTGAATAAAGTAAACAACACCAACCGTTGAAGGTTTAGCCTGCTGAACGCTAACAATTGTCCAATCTTGCGAATCTAAAGTAACCTTATCGGTAGTAAGCGGCTCTACAGTATTATCTACGATCACCAGCCGATCGCTCGCTAATATCCTAGTACCGTCTATAAGCCCCTCAGCGTATCTCTGGACCAATCCTTTTGGGGTATAAGTGGTTGTAGTTCCTGCAACAGTTTCGCCCGTCACAGGGTTTACAGAGCCTCCTGCGGTACGTTTAATCGGCACATCCATCCCAAACTTGGTCAGCAACTTTTTGGCAGTTGCCGCCATGCTGTTGTAAAACGCTGCGCTCATGCCATTACCAAAGGTATACCAAGCCCATTAAACCTTAGCAGGCTTGCCAATAGTGCATTACTGCGACTGCTATAAGGTATGCGAGTTGAGTTAGATATTGCGTACTCAACCTCCACAGCACCTTCTACACGCTCACGCTTGATACCCTGCGCAGCAGACTGCGACTTGTTATACAAATCCTCGCCAGCTTCTATATCGAGCGCAAGACTCATTTGCGTTTCTTTTACGCGATATGGAATCTCATCGTTGTTATAAGACCAACCATCAATATCGGTTAAGTTATTTCTCGGAAACGCCAGCGGCTGCGCCTTTTCGACTGTGTCGCCCTTTAACTGGTTTTCTTTCGATCCGATATAATCAGTAGCCTTAATCAACTGAATCTTATAGGCGTCAGTATCAGTAACAGTCACGCCACGATTAGCAGCATAGGCAATATACTCAGCAATGGTCGCATAAGTATTTGCACCAGTTACGATCGAGCCATCTTCAACAACTAAATCGACCATTATTTTTTCCTGCCCTGCCTAGCTTTAATCGCTTTCAGTCTAGCCTCTGCCTCTTTTTTGGTTCGGCTATAACCCGCGGTGTTATCAATCTTCCAGCCCTTTGATGTCTTGCGTATCGGCATTACTTACCCTTTTTCTTTTTGCCCTTCTTGTACACTGGATCACCCCCTTACCATTTAACTTTATCAGCCCAATACGCAGCGGACATTTTACCTTTTGCGATATTTTTAGCATGACGTGCCTTAAAAGATGCGCGCCTTGCTTTAGCTGCATCGCTCTCGCCGGCTCGCCGTGGAGACCCGCTAACACCTTGCTGACCAAATCGTATCGTCTTAATTTTATCGCCCTCTTTAGCGACAACAACATGCGATTTAGTTGGGTGTTTTGGGGTGCGCTTAGGCTGATTATATTTATCTAAACCAAGCCTAGTTAATCGTGGGTCTTTCTTAGCCATAATGACCTCGAAAAAATAGGCGGGGTTTTACCCCCGCCCAACTTAGGTAGCTTAACCTAGAAGTGTAGCGACAAACTCTGGCTTCCAGACCTTGTATCCGTACAGGCAAGATACATCGAACATTGCCTTGTTATAGCCCTTGTAGGCTGCAACTTCGAATACCAGACCAGAAACAGGGTCCTGAACAGTCAGTCGATCAACTGCTGCGTCACCACCGGCAGGCTGTGCCAGAGGTCGCATACCGATCTCTACCGCAGCGCGATGGAAAGCAATGTTTGCAGTGTAATCGGCAACAACTGTAACTGCTGTGTTATCAGCAACAGCAGCACGAAGCCCCGGAGCCTGAAGCTCAAGTGAGCCAGCTGCCAAAGCAGTCTTAACAACATACTTGTTGGTATCGCCAGCAAAAGTGATTACATCGCCAGCCAAGATTGTGCCGGAGCCAGTATCAACAGTGATGGTGGTATCGCCAACAGAGAATGCTGCATCAGTCTGATAAGACGCACCAGTACCCGCAGTGTGAGAAGCGATTTGCGCAGACTCTTTAATCATCAAGCCTTGCAGATCAAGCAAAGTACCCTGACGCAGAAGGTCAGCATTACCGGCTTGGTTTACGCTGCTCAGTGACGCGAGTTGACGCAGGTTAGTACCAGCTGCGCTGTTCATAACGATAGTTGCGTTGCCATCATTGCTAGGCATGCCGTTATCTACAAGGATTTGGCGAACTTCGGCAACTTCAGAGAAGTTAGAGCCAAACGGAGTAGTTCCAGCAGTACCAAAGGCACGAGAAGCGTTATCAGCAACATTAGCAGCAACTTGACTTTCAATTTGATTAGTAATTGCGCGCATCGCTTGACGAACTTGATCACCATAAATTGTTTCAAAGCCAGCTCCGTTATTAACGTGCTTGATATCTTCGCCTGTCCAAGGAATCTGAACGCTCGCTGTAGTAGACAGAGACATAGTCTTGTTATCTACAGTTTGGTCAGTACCCTCAGGAATGGTCATTGAAGGAGTAACAGTTGTTACTGTAGCAGCACGAGTTGCAAAAGAGCGAATGGTATCGCCTTGCGCTGCACGCTCAGTAGCATCAGAGTTAATTGTGGCAGAAGGAATAACACCTACAAGTTCGCGGCCAACAATGTCGGCGGCCTTGTAAATGTCTGCCGCCAGATCGGTCAGGACATTAGCCATAACAGTTTTACCTCGGTTTAGTCATCGATAATTTTACCGCCCTGTTTGGCAAAATTTGCGCGTTGGGCGTGGTTCATAAGGTCAAAATCTGACCTCTTGATTACATTGCCAGAAGCCCCGCTTCCGTCATTACCACCAGTGCGCCCCGCGCCGTTGGCTTTTGTGCCTACAATCAGCGGAGCAAACGCTGCGCTGTTCTGGAATTCTGTTTTCAGTTCCGCAACTGACATCGCTGATGGTTGTCCGTTTTCATCAAGTACAACCGTTACAGGATTTCCGTCACGAATCTCGGTCTTTAACCGTTTTTCAATATGCGGCAACAGAACATTTGCAGAACCCTGTATCGCAATATCATGCGCAATCTGATTCGCTGTCTGTCCGCTAGTTAATTTTACTATCGTATTGCTTAAATTGCTTAATTCGCTATTTAGCTCTTGTTCTCGCTGATTAAATTTCTCTTGCCAGCTTCGATCAAGTGCTTCTGTATCGTTGCCTTTCTTAGCAGCTTCCAATCTAGCCTTTTCCGCTTCCTCGGCGGCGAGTTTAGCCTTCTGTGCAGCTTGCTTTTTCTCCCGCAGTAATTCATCGACTTTATTTTTCAGTCCGGTTAGGTCCTCTTTTTCAGGTTCGGGTAACCCAGTTACCTTCAACTGATAACCATCATCAGTCTGTTCGTAAAGCCCTTGTACTGCTTCGTCTAAGTCCTCGATACTTTCAACTTTGAAATCAATCATAATCACCCCGTGATAAATCAGCCCTGCTGATACTTGTGAATTGTAGTGCTTAATACATTATTGTCAACTAATCAAGCCCTGCCCGCTCGAAAGCTGCCGGTTCTAAAGCTTTCATTTCGTCGAGAGTTAATGGCTCGAAATTTTTATTTAGTTGCAACTTAGCAAATCTTTCTGACGATAGATTGCCTTTTCTAAGCAATGCGGTCCGCGATTTGCCGAGTACGCTTTCCTGAAATCCTTTTGGTTGTTTTTTTAACCAACTGTAATACGTTTCGTTAGAATC